AAATTTCATCTGGTATATCGGTACTTTCTTTTCCTTGAACTTGATTACACCACTCTCTAAAATGATTAATTCTTTTATAACTAAAATGTGATGTATCTTTAGCGTTTTGTTTTAATATCGGTCTATTTTGCTCAACAAGTAATAATTCTTGGTATCCACATTTTTCACATATCATAATTGCTTCATGTTGTAAACAAGTTAATGAATTTTGACATTCTTTGCATATTTCTATATTTTCATTTAAATTTTTTTTTACATATTGACTATTAGTTAATGATAAATATTCATCTACTAAACTTGTTTTATCTGTATTATTCACATGTGTAACATTTTTATTATTTAAAGCATCAAGAACAGTTTTTTTTGCAAGATTACTATTTTTAGATTGATTTTCAATAATATCATAATAATTAAATAATATATCACTTGTATCTTTATAATAATCTATTTCATTATAGTTTTCTATATTTTTAAGTTCTTGATTTATATTATATATTTCTTCTTTAATTTTGATATTTGAATTCCATAAATTATTATATTCTTTTGTATTTAAATTATCTTTATTTTCTGATAATATTTGAATATTCGACATTATATTATTTTTATTTAAATTTAATTTATCTAAGTTAATAATATATTCATTATATTTTTTTGACTTATTTTCAAAATCTTTAATTATATTATGATGCATTGTATCTAAAGTACATTTATCTTTATAATTTTCTGTATTATTCAATCTTTTTTTAGATGTTTTATCTTTAAACATCTTATATAAACTTTTTATAATAATTCTTTTAAGTATATTGTGTTTATCTTTATTTTTTTTCTTTTTATATAGTATAAAAAGATAAAATAACAAATGGGTGGTGGTCTTCTTCAATTAGTAGCCTATGGTGCTCAAGATGTATATTTAACTGGTAATCCTCAAATTACTTTCTTCAAAGTAGTTTATAGACGTCATACTAATTTTGCGATTGAATCTATTATGCAAACTTATAATGGAACAGCGCAATATGGTAGTTCAATAACTTGTACTGTATCTAGAAATGGCGATTTAATAAATAGAGCATATGTAGAAGTTGAATTACCCGGTTTGGGTTATGTTCAAGATCAAGCAAAAGATCATTATGTAAATTATGTTGGATTAAAATTATTAAAATCTGTAACTGTTGAAATCGGAGGACAACAAATTGATAAACATTATTCTGATTGGATGTACATATGGAATGAATTGTCTTTACCATCTGGTAAAAGATATGGTTATGATAAAATGGTTGGTGCAAATGGTGGTGCTTTATCTACTGTTTTAACATCGGCTTCAAGTAAATTGTATATTCCATTAGAATTTTGGTTCTGTCGCAATGTCGGATTAGCATTACCTTTAATTGCTCTTCAATATCATGAAGTAAAATTCAAAATTGATTTTGCTGAAAAAGATGAAGTTGCTGTTAATTTTAAAGCTGCCGACGCTGATACTTCAGTAGTACACGAACCATCTGGTAATGCTGTAACAATTGGTGATCTTACAAGAGTTGATATTTGGGTCGATTATATTTATTTAGATACTGATGAACGTAGAAAATTCGCTCAATTATCTCATGAATATTTAATTGAACAATTACAATATACCGGTGAAGAATCATACAATACTCAAGTTAGATTAAATTTCAATCATCCTTGCAAAGAATTAGTATGGGTTTCTAAATGGCCTGGTGATAAATCCGCAACTACTAAAAATCCTGTATTACAATGGAATAATTATTCTAAGGATGACGACGCTACTGTTTTTGGTGGAAATCCTGTTACTACAGCACACATTAGACTTAATGGTAATGATCGTATTGCTCCACGTGATGGTACTTATTTCGATAAAATTCAACCGTATCAACATCATACTAATGTACCTAAAAATGGTGGTATCAATGTGTATTCTTTCGCTATTAAACCAGAAGAACATCAACCATCGGGTACTCTCAATATGTCTCGTATAGATAGCGCCGTATTAGCATTAAAAATAGAAGATGCAACAAAGAAAACAGGTAATTTGCAAGTATATGCTGTTAATTACAACGTTTTACGTATTTTATCAGGTATGGGCGGTCTTGCCTATTCTAATTAAGTTTTCTCTCTTTTTTTTTTCTAATTATATAGTATAAAAGAAAGTATAAATTAAAATGGGTGGCGGTCTTCTTCAACTTGTAGCTTACGGTGCACAAGATGTATATTTAACAGGTAATCCTCAAATTACCTTTTTCAAAGTAGTATATCGCAGACATACTAACTTTGCTTTAGAATCTATACAACAAACTTTTAATGGTTCTGTTGGCTGGGGCAATCGTGTAACAGCTACCATTTCTAGAAATGGTGATTTAATCAGTCGTTCTTATTTAGAAATGTCAACTAGTGGTTCTACTGGATTAGCGCCAATGGTTGGTTTACGCGCTATCAAATATGTTGAATTAGAAATCGGCGGTCAAAAAATAGACAAACATTATGGCGAATGGATGTATATCTGGAATGAATTAAGTATGCCTGTTGGCAAAAAACAAGCTTATTACAATATGGTTGGTGGACCGGGTGGCACTTCTGCTGCAGTAGGTACTATGTATGTTCCTCTTGAATTTTGGTTCTGCCGCAATGTTGGTTTAGCATTACCTTTAATTGGTTTACAATATCATGAAGTTAAAGTAAATATTCAATTTGCAGATGCAAGCGAAGTAGCTTCTACAGCCGGCTCATTATCTGCTTCCTTATGGGTAGACTATGTTTATTTAGATACTGATGAACGTAGAAAATTCGCTCAATCTTCTCATGAATATTTAATCGAACAATTACAATTTACTGGAAAAGAACAAGCAAATAGAAAACTTAAATTAAACTTTAATCATCCTGTTAAAGAATTAGTATGGGTTGCTGAAGGTGCTTCTAGAGACGTAAATAACTGGTTTAATTATACCAGTGATAAAGATGTAGTTTCTGCTTCGACTGATAAAAAATATTCAACTCTTGCCAATCTTGTTGGTCCAGCTGGTGCTCCAGTCAATTTAATTAGTAAAGCCAAACTAACACTTAATGGCAATGATCGTTTTGCTCAACGCGATGGTATGTATTTCTCAATGGTACAACCATTCCAACATCACGAAAATGTACCAAATAACGTTGGTATCAATGTTTATTCTTTTGCATTAAAACCTGAAGAACATCAACCATCTGGCACTCTAAACATGTCTCGTATTGATTCTGCAACATTAGATTTAGAATATGATACATCTGGTGATGCGGCTGATATGGTATCTGTATATGCTGTAAATTACAACGTATTACGTATATTATCTGGTATGGGTGGCATCGCGTATTCCAATTAGATAATAAATTACTTATTTTTTTTCTTAAATAATATAATAGAAAGAACAAAAATAAAATGGGCGGTGGTCTTCTTCAACTCGTTGCTTATGGTGCTCAAGACGTATATTTAACTGGTAATCCTCAAATTACCTTTTTCAAAGTAGTATATCGCAGACATACTAACTTTGCTTTAGAATCTATTCAACAAACTTTCAATGGTTCTGTAGGTTACGGACAACGTGTTACAAGCACTATTTCTAGAAATGGTGATTTAATCAGTCGTGCTTATTTAGTAGTTAATACTACTGAACCTAAATGTTGTCCCTTTTATGGTTTACGTTTAGTAAAATATGCAGAAGTTGAAATTGGAGGGCAAAAAATAGATAAACATTATGCTGAATGGATGTACATCTGGAATGAATTATCATTACCAGTTGGTAAAAAAGATGCTTATTACAGTATGGTTGGTGGACCAGGTGGCGATTTAGATGGTAATTTATATGTTCCTCTTGAATTTTGGTTCTGTCGCAATGTTGGTTTAGCATTACCTTTAATTGGTTTACAATATCATGAAGTTAAAATTAATATTCAATTTGCTCCCGAGTCAGAATGTATTCAACAAGGTGAAACTGCAACTACTAGTGCTACATTAAATGCATCATTATGGGTTGATTATGTTTATTTAGATACTGATGAACGTAGAAAATTCGCTCAATCTTCTCATGAATATTTAATCGAACAATTACAATTTACCGGCAAAGAAGTTGCTGGTAATAAAATTAAATTAAATTTCAATCATCCTGTTAAAGAATTGGTATGGACTGTACAAACTGATACTCCAAATAATGACAATTGGTTTAACTTTACTAGCAGCGCAACTGCTGTTACACAAGCTAGTGCTGCTAATTATGATGCTCTTAGCGCATTAATAGGTCCAAATTCAGGTTTAACCAATGCTGTTAAAGAAGGCAAATTGACATTAAACGGCAATGATCGCTTTGCTTCTCGTGATGGTAAATATTTTAATTTAGTACAACCATTCCAACATCACGAAAATGTACCAAATAATGTTGGTATTAATGTTTATTCTTTTGCATTAAAACCCGAAGAACATCAACCATCCGGAACTCTTAATATGTCTCGTATTGATTCAGCAACATTATCATTAGATTATGTTTCTGGTGCGGGGGGATCAGGTAAGTCAGTTTCTATATATGCTGTAAATTACAACGTATTACGTATATTATCGGGTATGGGCGGTATTGCTTATAGTAATTAAGTTTAATTATTATATTTTTTTTTCTCCTATTATAGTATAAAAGTGAATTAAAAACAAATGGGTGGTGGTCTTCTTCAACTCGTAGCATATGGTGCACAAGATGTATATTTAACAGGTAATCCACAAATTACTTTTTTTAAAGTAGTTTATCGCCGTCACACTAATTTTGCGATGGAAGCAATCGAACAAAGTTTTAACGGAAATCCAAGTATAGGATCTCGTGTTAGCGTATTGATAACACGCAATGGTGATTTAATCAATAGAATATATTTCAGAGCTACTTTAAAAAATACAGCCAGTGCTGGAACTAAATTAGCACTTGTACCATATTATGGTTTAAGATTACTTAAAAATATTGAATTAGAAATTGGCGGACAACGTATTGATAAACATTATTCTGAATGGTTATATATTTGGAATGAATTAAGTATGCCTGTTGGTAAAAAAACTGGTTATGATGTTATGGTTGGTGGCAATCAAAGAAATGCATCTGTTTTACTTGATGGTGGTAACGAGGTAGAAGTATATATACCTTTAGAATTTTGGTTCTGTCGCAATGTAGGTTTGGCTTTACCATTAATTGCTTTACAATATCATGAAGTTAAAATTAATATTGAATATGCTAATGCGAATGAATTAGTTGATCAAACTGATGGTAACTTCAGCTATGATGGTACTACTAAAGAAGATGAAGATAATAATACAAATAAAGGTGGAACATTATCAATGGAAACTTCTCAATTATGGGTCGATTATATCTTTTTAGATACCGATGAACGTAGAAGATTTGCACAATTATCTCATGAATATTTAATAGAACAGTTACAATTTACTGGTGCTGACAAAATTACTCAATCATTAGGTGATGCACTTAAGAGTGTAAGAATGAATTTCAATCATCCCGTTAAAGAATTAATATGGACTATTAAACCAGACTCTCAAACTGGTGCCCCTACTCCAACTCTCGGCATTGGTGAAATTGCTACTAAAGAAAGTAAACCATATTGGAATAATTTCTCAAGCGATGCATTTAATCAATATAATCATATTACATCAGATGGCGTTAGTGATACACAAGGTGATGGTAGTAACAAAGATGTACTCCTTAGTTTACCAAGCAATCCTGTTAGAAGAGCAAAATTACAACTTAATGGAAATGATCGCTTTGCTGAAAGAGATGGCGCATATTTCTCAATCATACAACCATATCAACATCATGAAAATACGCCAGATCATTACAAATTAGGTATAAATGTATATTCATTTGCATTGAAACCAGAAGAACATCAACCATCTGGTACTCTTAATATGTCTCGTATTGATAGTGCTCATTTACAAGTAGCAAGTGGTGTAACTGGTTTAATAAGTGTTTATGCTGTAAATTATAACGTATTACGTATATTATCTGGTATGGGTGGTCTTGCCTATTCTAATTAATTTTATTTTTTTTATATATAAATATAAAATTATATTATAATTAAAAATATGTTTAAATATATAAAAATAATTTTATTAGTTTTAAATTTTAATAATTTTAAATGTGCCAAATCTTTTATTAAACCATATATTTTTAATAATAAAAATTTAAGATTAAATATAAATATTTTAGCACTTAAAACATATAATAATTCATATAATAAACCTAATTTAAAATTACAAAAATATCATGATACAGCAAATTATTTAAATACATTAAATAAAAATTCAACATCTAAAAATATAACATATATATCTAATAATATTAATACTGGTAAAAAATATACTGATGAATATCTAAATCAATTAAATCATAAATATAAATTAAAAATAGATAATCATAAAATATCAAATAGAAATATAATACATAAAATAAATATTCATGATCTAATAATGTTTAATAATTTTATAGATGCAATATATTATAATTCATTAAATTATAAATCAGAAGATAATATTATAATTGAATTCAAAAATAATACAAGAAAGGTTTTTTATTATGATAATATAGATTTGAATATTACAAAAATAATAGATATTAATCAAAATATAGATTTAATTAATATTAATAATTATCCATATTATATGTTAAATACACCCTTTGCTTTTTTAATATGTGAACAAAAATAAAAAATAATAATAGAGGTAATAAATTATAATGCTTATTTCAATTAATAGTTATAATTTAAAAATATATGCATTTTTAATATTATTGATATTTATTTGTTTATTATTAATATTTATTATAAATAATGAAAATCAAACTGAAGAATTTCAAGATATTATTAGTGTAAAAGATGAAAATAATAAAAATGCTAGAAAAAAATTAGATATTAATTCAAATGAAGAAAACATAAACGAAGGTGATAAAGGCGATAAAGGGGATAAAGGTGATACCGGTGCCAAAGGTGATAAAGGCGATAAGGGAGGACAAGGAAAAATTGGAAAAAAAGGTAAGAATGCTTTACCTATTCCACCAATCAAATTTATTGATAAAGAAAGTAGAGAAATATTAGGTAAATTTCCGGAAGAAAACTATCCTTCTATAGAACAACAAGCAAAGGATGGTATACAAGAAATTATAATTCCCATTCCACGTGGCAAAGATGGTGATAAAGGTGATATTGGTAAGACCGGTCAAAAAGGTGCAAGAGGTTTACAAGGTAATAGTAGTTTATGTGTTGGTAAAGGTGATTCAGGAAAACAAGGTGAAAGAGGTCCACAAGGTGCTATCGGAGAAAAAGGTCCACAGGGACCCTCTGGGCCTCCTGGTACTGCTGGTCCAGTAGCACAAACAGGATTACCTGGAATTCCAGGTATGAAAGGCGCACCTGCACCACAAGTAGCACCACCAAAAGATGGCGAAAGAGGTCAGCAGGGGCCACAAGGTCCACAAGGGCCAGCAGGACCATTAGATATTAAAAGTATTCCAAGAGATAAAAGAAAAGAACATAGAAATCATTTTTGGGGTTATTTACCTTTTATTAAAATACAAGATGTAACAGCACCTCAAAGCGGTGGCAGTAGAGACGTATGGGTTCATACATGGGCTAATAATGCTTTATTATATTGTACATGGAATAATTGGGGAGATAAAAATGATCCAAATCATCAATGGGCGAAACCTGCAATATTTTTAAAAAAAGGTAATACTTTTAAAAGATTGGGCCAACATCCTAGTCCAGGTCACGGATGGGACTTTCCACAAACAAGAGATGGAGGTAGTGTTAAATTTTGGATACATTGGGTACCAACAGGAACTAAAGGAACTGTTGTGGGTTTATGGTGGGATGACTAAATATTATCTAATTTATTTGAAATAGTTGTTAATTTATCATTAATAATTCTTGATTATTTTTACGCATTTTTTCTAATGAATAATATAATGCCATTCTAATATGTTTAACTTCATATTTACTTTCTAATTTACTTGTATCTAAATGATTATTGCTTCTTTTAGATTTTAATATTTTATTTTGCTCGTAAATAGAAAAATTTTTCCATTTAAATTTATTGTCAACAATATCTGTATATAATTCTAAAATTTCGTTATGTGATATTACACCAGGATTTGTAAAATTATAACAACCTTTTTCTTTATTAATCATCATTTTCAAACATAATGGTAGCATATCATCTAATACTGTCATTGAATTAGAGATACTACATATTTTGTTATACTTTGTTATTTTTGTAATAAAATTTCTTTCATTATTATCACTAGAAATTGGCATCCTAATTCTTAATATTAAGGCATTGGTTTGTTTTATCAACATATCAGTAAATCCCTTAACAATACTATAATTTGAACCAAAAAAATTGGGTTTATCATTTTCATTAAATTTAGTAATAGAATCATCAAATATACAACCTGTTCCAATATAAGTGAAATGAATATTATTTTTATCAGAAAATAAAGCTAATGACAATGGAACATATAAATTATCATTAATATTTTCTTTTAATGTAGAAGGATCTTCTAAATAATCTATAGTATTATATTTTATATCATTAATATAACCATGTGTTCTACCACAACAACAATATATATGGGTTGTATTATAATTTAATATTTCTTTTAATATATTATCATCTTCAGCGCGCAAATTTGAATATTTATAATTAATATTATTATTATCTAAAATATTACAAAATTTTTTACCAATCCAACCATTGTGACCAATTATAAAAACATTCATATTATTAACTATAATAAAATTTATTTTTAAATATAATTATAAAATAGAATAAATATATATGAAAAATTATTATTTAGATAAAGATATTGATATAAAAGTAGATTTAAGTGTAACGGGTACGATAATTACTGTTAAATCTGAAGAAACTTTTAATAATTATAATGATCTTAATAAATTAAGTGATTTAATATATATGGATAATAATAACTTAGATATTATAATAGATGGTGATTTAATTATACCCGAATGGAAAAAATACAACTTAAATATTTCTGGAAATCATACTGTATGATGTAATATAAATACTTTAGAATGATATATTACATTCAGGATACATATTATTATTAATAATAGATACCATATCAAAACTTTTAATATAAATTATATATGCTTCCAAATTATAATAATTTTTACAATATTCGCTGTAAAATGTTTCAAACATTATTAAAATTAATAATTTAATATAAAATCAATTTTTTTATTTTAATTCTATTTATAAAAATAAATTATTAATAATTAAAGCAATTCTGATTCTTTCATTACTTTAATTAATCTAGTTATACCAATTCCGCCACCCGAACGTTCAAAGAAATTAAAACTTAAAAATTCATTAAGTTCTCTTTCAACTCTTTCTTTTGTAAAATTACTAAATAAAATATTCGCATATGCGCCATCACTTATATTATAGAATTGTTTTCTCATTTCTTCTGGATCTGTAGATCGTTGAGCACTACCAATTGTTTCAATTCCATTGATAATTACATCAATTTTTTTAGCATGACCTCCTTCTACAGTACTATCATCAGCTTGTTTCATATTCCAAAATGGTGAACTAAAATTAGGGAAATGCTTTAAGAAAAAAACTGGTCCATGATCTTGTCTAAGTTTTTCTTCATGTTCATGTTCTAGTTCTTTTGTTTCATATTTTTCAGCAATATCAATATAATCTCCTTCTGGATAAGTTCCCGAAGGATAAAACTTATTAAAACCTAAATGATCTAACAATTCTTCTTCCATTTTTTTCATTTCATCCATACCACCCTTCATTTCGAATTCAAACATTGGAAATATTTTATCGTGTCTACCTGGAACAGGATTTGGTTCATTTCTATAACTAGTACTTACACAGAAAAATCCATTTGCTTCAGGTTTACTTAGTAATTCATATTCTAACCACATTTGTCCGGTTTGTGGTAAAGGCCAAACTTGACCTGAATAACTATAAGTGGATATAGTTTTGGGATCTTCGCATGCAGCTAATATACTTAATCTACTTTGCGTATGTACTTCTTCAAATCCTTTTTTCTGAAAGAATTCTCTTAGTTTTTTAACAACACTATCAAATTCTGTTGTATTAATCATCCCAATTTTATTTCCACTCATTTTTC